TAATGAAAGTTCCACCTTTGACTGCTATAGGCAGCTTATTTTTCAATGACAATTGAACTCCGTCTGTTGTTTTCCATCCCATCAAACCGTAATCACTTATCGTAAAATATGTCTTCCAATTTAAAGAAGAAGGTTCATTGGCAGTCTCATAATACGCTGCCTTTTGCCAATAACTTCCGTTACTATCTGCATTCTGTGGCGTTACTTCTTCTATTGGAACTGCGAGAATAGAAGGTTTAGCCCACCACCAATTATTTTTCGATTTAAAGAAAGCATTCAATAATGTATAATTCTTACCACTAATATCCCTTGTCGATTCATAATACTTATTTGCGTCTACATTCTGATTTATAATATCATCCTCATCATTCCATTCAGGAATTATAGTATTATTAGAATTTGAATTAGCAACTACCACCACTTTATTATATAGCTCACCAATGGCTATACTAGCATTACTTTCATAAATATTCTGATTAACATTAATAATGGTGTTATCAAGTGTTACCACCGTATTACTATCATCTGACAGGGTATATTTAGTATATGAATTGATATTCTTAATAATATCATAGTCCACGAAATAAATAGAATCACCATAATAATAGCAAGTCATACCCAGATACCTTGCAATATATTCTAATACGTCTTTACAGTTCTCTGCTTCATTCGCTTCATCGAAGAAATTTCTATCTAGGATGAATAAGTTATTTAGTAAATCAGTAGTATCATTTATCTTCTTTGCGTTGTGTACATAGACATTCTTTATTAATCTATTGGAATCAATCTGGCTTATGATATGTTTGATTACCTGATAAAAAGACACTATAGACTGCTTTTCATTTAGATAGGTGTAGTTATAGTTACTAAGAGATGAAAGAATATCATTAAACTGCAAGGATAACAAATTATATTCTTCATTATAATCCGTACTGTAAAGACAGGGGACTGAATAACCACACCACAATAAAGAACCATTCTTTGAGATAGTACAATATATCTGGTTTCCTAATGCTGTGTAGAGATTAGCCAGTACCTTAGTTGTTAAGACATTAATCTGGCAATCTGAACATTTGATTGGTTTGAACACATCGTCATCTGATTCATAGTTAATTGAAACTGCATCAGCAGAACAAAGTAATTCAGAAGCTATCAAAGTTCCTCCTGAATCCCTGTATATTTCAATATTGATAGTATTCTCATCTATATCCTTAAAAGATGAGTTATATATTAATTGATATCCCATTATGTCAGTCTGTTTATTCTGTTATTGTGTTGTTTTAAAACTCCAACCAGTGCTTTATCTGAAATCTTAAATTCAACTTCTCCAGACATAGCACCTCCTTTTACAGATGAACCACCGTCTAATAGGTTGAACAAATTGGACTGCTGACTTTTATTCAGAATCATTTCACCACTATTCACCCTAGCCAGTACCTTATCACCAAAGAAGGAACTGCCATCAACTACACCACCATTGGCAAATTGTGGCATAGTGGCAAAAGCTGCTATAACAGAAGCTACAGCAGCACCAGCCAACAGCCAACCTACTACAGGTGTTTGTGTGGCACTGGCTACGGCATTTCCTATAGATTCCGCTTTCTTTGCAGCAATAAGAGCTTCTATAGCAGGAATAGCAGTACCTATAGCTGTCATTAAATTAGCACTCCAAGTTAACCAAGCAGAAGCACCTTCATTTGTCATTTGGGATATAGAACCCATAACAGTAGCAATAGCACCTAATGAAGTTGCATAATCATTATTGACTTTTACATCTTCTTCTGTTACTAATGGAGTAGTCAGTTTACCTATATCCTTTGAATCAAATCCTTTAACGGATGGAATACCAGCAGGTTTTAATTCTCCCTGCTCCCTACTGTTATACTTAGCGGTAATATTCAGAACTATTTTCTTCTGTTCCAGTTCCTGTATCAGTTTTAGTGCAGATACTCTGGCTTCGTCAGTGATGGCATTGGAGTACTTCTTTCTAGCTTCCGTTATCAGTTTATCCAATTCAGCAACAGAACCAGCAGGAATTACTTCTTCTGTTTTTACCTTATTATTTCCTCCAGTAGGTTTAAGGCTATTCTGTAGTTCCAATGTACGTTTATCAAAATCATACATACGCTTTTTCAAATCATAAGCATACTCATAGTTTTTAATCATTTCACCTCTGTTGGCATCATTATCCTGATTCAAGAAATTCTGCTTTTCAAGTTCTGAATTTTGCTGTTTGAATAGTTCCATTTGTTGCTTAATAGAAGACAGTTTTTCCCTCATCTGTTTTTTGGTTTCACCTGTCCATTCATTAGTATCACCTCTGGTAGAATTAATCCTGCCTTGTATTTGGTTTATTTCCTTTTCGTATGCCTTTAACTGGTCTTGATACTCCGTTAATGCTCTTTTCTCATTTCTAGATGAAAAATCATTATTATTGATTGATATATATTTATGTATATCATTAATATTAAAGTCTTTTCGTCCTGTTCTAATATTCAATGATTGAATAAGTTCTTCTTCTGCACCTCCCAAAACATCAGTAACATCTATTTTAAAATCTTCCTTCAACTTTTGCAAGTCTTTAAATGCCTTTTCCCGTTCTTGCTTGCTTTTGGTGGTATCCCTGATTATAGATTCATATTTCGTAAACTCCGTTTCAAAAACCTTTGTATTGAATCCCATTGACAACTTAGCATCATTCAACGAATCACGCAATGCTTCAAGTTCTTTCAAATTCCTTATTGTAGAAAGAACACCGTTATTAAATGCTTCAAAACTGCCAGCAGACATAGACTGAAAGAATAAGTCTACAGTTCCTTTACAAGAATTTAATGTATTGTCCCATTCATCATTAGTAGCCTGTGAGCTTCTTATTATCTTCATAAAAGCGTCACTGGCAGTAGTTGCAATTCCAATACCAGCAGCAAACTTTCCTATAGTACCTACTATATTGCCTGTTATCTGTTGAAACTCCTGTACTTGCCTGCTGCTCCTGACTATGTTATTATTAAAACCAGATGAATCAAGTAATAGTCTGGTTACTAAATCAGCCATATATATTTAGTTTTGTGTGTTTATAAATTGATTAGCTTTAGCCTGTAGTCTGGCTATATCGTCTTTACTGATAGAAGTATCTTTTTCTTTGGCTTCATCCCAATCAAACTTCATAATATCAGTAGGTGATAACTGCTTGGTACTGTTAGTTTGGGCTATGATATAGCTTATCATCCTAGCCTGTTCCCAGCCAGTCTTATTCTTATGTTGCAGATTCTCCAAGACTGCCTTCACTTCATACATCTGCATACTGTCCAGAAAATAATCAGGTGCTATACCTGCTTCCAGAACTACTAAAGCATATAGTTCACTAATCGTTACTTTTTTTTTGAATCTACAGTATCACTAATGAATGCAGACTGCTTTTCCATCTCTTTAGAAAGAAATTCCTGTAGCTGGATAACTAAGGCTGGTTCATCATCGCATTCATTAATAAAGTCCCCGAATGTCATTTGCAAATCTGGATTATTGGCTACCAACAGACTATAATAAAACAGGTAGTAATCCGTCAGATTCTCCAATCTGAATATCTTGCCTGTTATCTGTTCAAATACGAACATAGCCCTGATAGTATATCGTATATTATATGCAGTACCTTTAATTTGAATTTCCATAGTATATAAATAAAAAAGGGGAAACTGCAACAGCTTCCCCAGTGAATATATTACGCTACTTTAGGCGATAAAGCCCCTGTTCCTTCCAGAGTAACAGAGTAAGTAGCATTATCATTATCTGGAGCATTAGCAGTAATACTGGTGATAACTACCTTACCTGTATATCCACCGCCAGCAGTCCAGCCATCGGCAGGCATACCTGTGTCACTATCTGCATTGGTACATACAGCAAAAGCAACAGTAAGTTCTTCCCTGCTTATCCAGCTATTTACTAAAGCATTAAAATCTTCTACACTATATAAATTGTCAGTTGTAAGTGACCAGCTTAATTTGCTTACCGCTTTACTAGTCCATTTGCCACCGTCTTTTGATGAAGTTTCCAAAGTGTTTCCAGTTAAGGAAAGCTGGCAACTGGTTGAAAATGCCAATGCTTTATAAGCAGTACCAGCACCAGTTGTATCTTTAAAAATCATCAGGTCATTACCTCTAAGTATTTTGTTTGCCATTTGTGTTTATGTCGAATGTTAAATTCTGAATGAATGTATCTTCTATGTATTCTTCATCTGCACTAATCATCCTTATATCATTTATTTCTACTCCTGCAAAGTTACCCCTTCTACCTTCTAAAGCATCCCTTACATAGTCTGCCAGTTCAATGGTATCTATGTAATCTTTAGAAGCTATAACTACATCAACCGTAACAGATTCATTAACGGAATAACTGCCTTTAGTGTAGTTTGGTGTGATATTGGTTCTTTTATAAATGATAAAAGGAAAAGTGGTGGATTCTTCAACTATCAAAGGATATATCTTAGAACCTACCTTTTCTTTTATCCTGCTATCTTTCTTTAATAAATGATAGATAGCCTTTCCTATTTGTAAGCTCATTTTTTATTAGCAATCCTTGTTATTGATTCTTCAACCATTTGATTTATATTATCGAAGATGGCATGTTCCGTTTTATCTTTAGCAGTTTTAAAGAAATGTGCAGCCTTCATCCTCCCCCTATTAGCTCCGTTTTTCCTAAGCTGTCTGGTAGTTGTTCCAAGTTCAAAGAACTTTAACCTAAAGTCGCCCATTATATGAACTTTCGCTTCTGTTGCTTCCTTGTCCACTTTCATCTTTACACCATTGCCTAAAGTTTTGCCGTTCCATCTATTCTTATGATTTATTGCCTTACCTACTACGCTTCTTAGTTGTGTTTTCGTTTCCTTTTGCAAAATTCGTCCAGCTTTCCGTAGTGCATTCTTATACACATTCTTTTGCTGTCTGCTATTAAGTTCACTAAACATTCTTAGCACTTGTGAAGCGTCTACAGTTACACCGTTATTCATTAATAAGCTCTCCTATGATTTCTGTAGATTGTTTTGCCCTGTCTGAATTGATAGCCAGTATCCTATACTTCTTACCTTGATAGATAATTCTCATTTGCTCGTTTACCTTATGGTAGTACCTGATTGTGAAAGTCAGTGTATAAGAAGTAAATATTTCATTATTCTGATTAACCCTGTTACCAGAATTAAACTTAATGTTGGCTCTTGTTTGCAGATAGTCTACCCATTCCATAGAAGTAGCTCCAAACTCATTTTTAACTGGTACTGATTCCTGTAGTAATATTGTCTCTGTCAGTAGCCCTGCCCTCATAGTATATAGTATTAATAGCCGTACTGTAATCCAGTTTCACCGCTTATTCTTACTGCACTACATAATTCAGGATTCCAGCCAGGATAAAGAACCGTAGTTATAAAATTCTCTTGTCCAGCAGGTCTAATTTCTACAGTTACTTCATTATCATTGGTATTTTTAATGAGAAAATAAAATTCGGGCGTGAATACATCCTCTGTAATATCATCCATTCTACTAACCTGCGTAGATGTTGCCCTACCGTCTCTATTATGTATATAATCAATCATACTTCTTTGTAGTTTTTATAAAGTGAAATTAAATAGTCAAATGTATATGGCACTTTATTAACGGATGAATAAGATACTGGCTCACGATTGGCATATAGATTACCAATCAGCAGCAGAATAGCGTGAATAACAGCAGGTGGGGTAAATTCCCCATCCACTGCCAATTCATCCAGTTTCAGATTCAAATTGCGTGCTACTGCATCCTCTGCAACATCAATCAGTCCAAGTATATATAAATCATCATCCTTGAAAGAATCATCCAAAAGAAGGTGCTTCTTAGCTTCTTCCAATTTGACGTACATATTATTTTAAGATAGCTTTTTGGAAAGAACCTGTTCTTCTTGGTTTTGCATCAAAATACGCATTGATAACCAATCTAACTTTACCGTTAGCTGCTTGTGTGTACGGGTCTACTGTTAAGTCAATCCCTCCCCATTGTCCAATAACAAAATCTTCAAAGTGTCCCATTACAACACCTTTACTGGTAACATTGGAAGTACAATACACTGGATAACCGTTCACTTCATTTTCTTCCATCAGACAACCAGCACAACCAACACAGGTATGTACACCACCGTCAGTTACATTGTAAAGAGCGTCTTTAGCAGTCGTTTTCAAAATACCTTTTGCAGATGGCGATACAATGAAACATTTGTTTCCTGCTACATTAGCTTCTTCTAGTGCAGTTTCCATATCAACCAATCTCTTATAAGTAATATCCTTTGTTTCAGCGGTAACACCGTTAAAGATACCAGCAGGCATAGTAGCAGAACCAGCAGCACTACCTAGAATAGTAGCTTCCAGTTTATCCGAAATAGCATTTACAATATCACGTTTAAGCATCTCTTCTGCACTGGCAGAATCCTGAATCAGGAATTGTTTGGAAACGTCTACATAAGCGGTAAGTCTCTTTGGTTCTAGATTCACTTCACTGAAATCACCTGCACCGTCCGTAGCAGCAGCAACTTCACCAGCCCAGCTAACATTACTTCCAGAATAAGCAGGAATAGAAACATTACCTACCAGTCCAGACAGATAGCTTGCACCAGCTTTAACCATTACTAAATTGGCTCTCAATGGTTCTAACAGAGCCAGTTTATCTTCTGCTACAGTTTCCTGTCCTGCACCTTCTACAGTTGCTTGTACAATAGCTCTTTCCTCAATCGGTAATACGATTTGTCCAGAATAGTTCTGTCCTGATTTTCTAAATTCTGCAATACCAGCAGATACAAC